CAGTTAAAAAACATCGCGATCCGGGTATGAATGCCACGCATCCGACACTAGCCCCTTTCAAGCCGAAGTTTAACACTGCCAACCCTTGCTGACCCAATGGCCAATTGCAGAAATTTTTTAGAGGGACTCAATCGGTCGGGGCTGCCGGCCGCCGGCGATCTCGACCCCCCTCCCCCCCTGTCTGGCCATGCACAATCCTTTCGTTGTGCAGCCATGACTGCGTGGGAAATTCCCTCGGCTTGCGTAAGTCATTACCAGTCATGACGAACTGCGTCTCGGCTGTAAATACACTAACTTCGCACATTCGTGATTATGTCTAATCGTCCTTGTTGGTGCGTGTATTTATAAACTCTTTATAAACTGTTGCACCGATTAGAAACGCTATGCCTACCAAGAAGCAAAGAGTTAACTACATAGCTGAGAATCTCCCGGCCCAGATGAAGGTCGAGGAGACTTGCCCGAGTGTATATACAGCGGCCACTCTCAAGCAGCGAAGACCGGATGCCTACGCCGGAGTTGTCCAAGGTCTGGTCGAAGGAACGCCACTCACGCGAATCCAAGCGAGGTATAAAGTCGGAGCGAATACCATAGCAGTAGTCCGAAGCAGGGAAAAAGAGATCATAGCTCAATGCAAGCAGGTCTTGCAGGGGCTTATCGGATACGCCGCTCAATCCTCGGTAGAGAAATATATCGAACGCCTCGAGGCGAACAAAATCCCCGATGGCGTGTTGCCTATTGCTACAGGCATCATGATCGACAAGGCGAGGTTGGCTGACGGCGAGCCATCGCAGGTAATAGAGGTAAAGCGAACCGTGACTCTGGACGAAGTGAAGGCCGAGCTGAATGCCATGAAGAAGGCCGAGGTCATAGAGGCGGAAGTGGTGGACATCAATGAAGACGATAATCCACGTCAACCAGCACAAGATAAAGCGTAACGCCAAGACCGGCGAACGCGATCCGGTCCTGACCTGCAAGACGTACAAGTCGAATGACTATGCGCATGAGGTAATGATCGATGGGCCGAGCCGAATAATCTACCGCCCGGGCAAGCCTTTGAGTTGCGGGGCGAGGGTCTGGATCGAGACTGAATCCGAGGTCAAAAGAGTCGAGATGCCTTCCGAGCCGTCGAACGGCTGAAAGAAAAGTTAGCTCAAAGTCGTAGTGTTTATGCGGTCTACAGAGCTAAATGTAAATTGGCTCTTGCATAAATGCCAAAAAAGCAAGATAAGTTAAGGCATACTTTATTAATCCAGAAATCCTAAGAACTATGAACCTAACAGAAAAAGAAATCTCCCCGAATAAGAAGGCAAAACTCCGCCAATTAAAATCAGACCTCGAAGAGGCTTGTCGCATCGTCAATTACAAAGGGCGGCCAACCAAGGTTAAGATTGCCGACCTTCGGCTTAAAATAAAGATACTGGAGCAGGAAAAAGAACTCGCCACTCCCGTCCGCTTCATTTCCGCCAACCGGGGGAAGTTGGAACTTTACGGACCAGTAGACTTGAACTCCCCTATTGGAACAAAACGCTCTCCGCTTTTAGTTTCGAGCAACGCCAATGAGATTGCCCAGTTTCTTTTGAAAACCGGAAGCACGGAGTTTTACCTTCTCTCTAGTATGTACCATGCGATGGAGCATGGATTCCTCGGAGAGCATTCCCCGTGTTCTCTTTTGGAAGCGGCTGAAGATATAATGGAGGAATCCAACTAATGAAACTATATATAATAGACTTACCGGGCCACAACGTACCCGACCGAGCCTTCAGTTCCAAGCAGGAGGCGGTAAAGGCCGCCAGAGCCGCCCTGAAGGCAGAGTGCGAGGAGGAGCGGGAGCAAGCCCTCGGACGAGTTGAATACAATCGCTACAACGAGACTACCGAGGATTCAGTTCTCAATGCCCTAGAACGCGAAGCCAAAGCCCTGCGTCCCGAGCCGTTCGGCCCGGCTGACCTGCAATGCGTAGACCTGCCTGCCACTAAGGCCGGCCTAATCATTGCCTACGAAGCGGGCTTCGGCGATGGCGCTCAACATGGGGAGAGTATCTAATGCCAAAAGAAAAACCAACATGGGGCGGACGCCGCCCGAACCAGACCGGCCGCCCGGCAAGCCGGCAAGGCGCTCTTCGAGTCCACTTGACGGCGAGCGTCGATCCTTTGACCGATGCTTATTTGCGTAAGCAGGCGAAGCTGAAGAAGGAGAGTCTGGGTCAAGTGATCGATGGGCTTGTACCGGCAGACCCTGCGGAGCCTGTTGATCCTGCCGAGTCCTGACCGGGTCTGAGGCTTCCGGTCTGAACCTGCTTTTCGGGAGTCGCAAAGAGGCGGCTTTGCGAGGCATCCTAGTATTCATGTGGGTTTTAGGCGGTCGGCTTTGCGAGACTTTGCGAGGACTTTGCTGCAAACTATATAGGCGCGCGCTCTTTTAAGTGTGCGCCTATATAGTTTCGGCTGAAAGTCGTACGCTTTTCCGTACATGTCCAATTGCAGACCGGCTTAAGGAATGCATGGTCCGCCGCAAAACTCCTGCCGGCCTGCGGAGCGATGTTGAGAGAGTTCAAGTGTTTCGTTATTTATGTCTATGGTAAGGGTAGTTCGTATTGCGGTTTGTCCGGCGAGCCGGAAAACCGGCGGAAGCGAGTGCCTGTCTACCGAGTAGATGGATACAGGGAAAGCGAATTAGAGGGTTGACAGGTTGAGCTATAGGAGTAAAATTCACTTACCTGCCCTACCGGCAATCCCGGTCATACTTGGCCAGCCTGTTGCCTCCACCACGGCGGCGTGGTGGCAGAGCCAGACTCGCCTAAACGTTGGAGAATCCTCCCTAGAGGGTATTCTCCAACGGCTCGCCTGACTTCCGCAGGCACTGGGTATGCCGTGATTGACTGGTAAAAAAGGGAGACTGGAGATAGCCGGAGAAAAGCCTGTGCGAAGCCCGAAGGGCGAGCCATGCCCGGACATCCGGCAGTCCCGGTCAGCCGGCAAAGCGGCAGGCTTGAACCGGAGGTCGGGGAGAGTACTACCTCCGGTTCACGGGGAGTCCGAGGACTCGCGGGCAGGCGGGCAGGCGGCATAACGCTATGCGCTATAGCAGGGCATGGAATCCGGCTGGCCGGGGAGCCGGGAGTCCGAAGACTCGCGGGCTTCCTTGCAATTCCGGAGGGCCGGGCAGGATTTACTAGAAAGGCTGCTTGCCGTCCCGCTTCCGCTCGTAGGCTTCCAGCTTGGCCGGGTTGTACAGGTCGTCGGGATCGAGGTCGGCTCTGGGGAGAAAGGTCGGGAAGGTAGTTTCCACTACTCGCTTGTCCGGCGTCCGCGAGTTCCGGCACATAGGCTCTACGGTCAGGCAGTCCTTTTCCATATGCTGGGTCATCATTACTTTAGTGTCCGGATCACGTCCGAATGCCCCGGAGCCTGAACCTCGGTCGATGGCATCCACCTCGGACTTGTTTCCTTTCGAGTAGTGGTGGGCGTACACGATGGCCGTATCCGTTTCCTCGGAGAATCGTTCGATCTCCCGAAGGACTTTCATAACGTCGCCAACGGAGTTCTCGTCAAGCCCGGCGGCGGCTTTATAGTAAGGGTCAACGACGACTAGGTCGAAGGCGTTCCGCTGGCCGGAGACTAGTAGATGCTCTTTCAGTCTGGTAAACTCGTAGCAGGAGCCTCGCAGGGGCCAGTATTGGAAGTTTTCCAGCCAGCCGCTCCCTAATTTCGCGGAGATTGTATCTATCCGGTGGGCGGCGTACCAGTTCATTAGCTCGAAATCCATGTAGAGAACTCTGCACGGCTTGACCACGTCGAAGCCCAGCCAGCTCGTTCCTTGGGCGGCTGCTATACCGAGGTTGAGCAAAACCCACGTCTTGCCGGCTTTGCTGGAGCCTTCCACCGACATTCTGGCTCCCTTGCAAAGCATGTCCCGAAGGATTTCCTGCGGGGGCGGCTCCTTGGCCCGAGCCATGATCCTAGCCCAGTCCCAGATTTCAGGCAGGGGCTTCGTGGCAGGCGGAATGTCCGAGGGCTTCGCGACGTATGGCGTCTGCTCGGCATGGGTCTGGTCGGCCTGCGGCGGGCCTGTCGGCTGGCTGGGGACGGGAGGGTTGTCGATGGTCCACTTTAAGACGTCGTGCAGTTCGTGGTTGGGAGGAAGCTTCATAAGAGAATCCGCAAAAAACTATTGCTAGTTCATACGGAGAATTGTATATTGCGGTTGTAGTATATCATAGTGTGGGCCGTCCTTACATTAGCTGATGGGGCGGCCCA